CCGACCGCGCCCGTGGCCGTAACGCCCGTGACCGTAACTCCAGCACCCGCTGTGGGAACGACCGTGCCGACCGCGCCCGTGGCCGATACACCTGTGGGAACAACATTCGCGCCCGCAGTAGGAACGACCGTGCCGACCGCGCCCGTGGCCGATACGCCCGTAACCGTGATGACACTTGTACCCGTAACTGTAACCGTGCCAACAGCACCCGTACCCGCAACGCCCGTAACATCGACGGCAAGAGGAGAGTTCCACGCACCCTCATTCCAAGTACCTCTTCCCCAGCCATTGATGTTTGCCAAAGCATTGTCCCCTACGCAATCCTAATAATCGCTGTACTCGCAGCAGCAGCAGGAAAGGTTATTGTGAACGTACCCGCCGTACTGGTCTTGTCACCACTGAAATCCAGCGCACAAACCGCTTTATTTGAATCAGAACTGTTATAGATTAAAGCCCCTCTTGCTGTGATCGTAGCTGTAGTGAAACTGAGATCTGAAAAATCAGTGAAACCAGTCGTTCCGCTACTGGAGGGATCAATCCTTGTTAAACTCCCACCTCCTGTAGCGTAGCTCCCACTCGAAGCCACCTCTCCAGCAGTGGTAAATGCTGTAGTGGCCGCTCCTAAAGTAGCTGTAGTGGAAGATTTTCCACCACTGCTTATGGCATATAAAGCCAGTTTAAAGGTATCACCACCCGAGAGCTTAAAATTGTGTACAGCCTCAAGCACCTCTTTCTTGAAAGACGTACACATAGCTGTTGTAATTGCCATATTATAAACTCCTTAAATTTTCTGCCAGCTCAGGGTAGCCAGCTTCTCTTAATTTAGCGGCAATAGTAGCCTTTTCTTCTGTTACTGCCATTTGCATATAATACACTATAACTGTTTCTAAATCTTTTTTAAAGACTTGAGCTTGATCCCTTATAGGTTGGGGTGCGTTGTCAGAAACCCAAAGGATTTTTTTCACCGCCAATTCAGCAAGAGCCTCTACCGAATGCCCTTTTCCATCAGAAGCTATTACTTCCGCTTTTCCTGCTGCCATGGAAACTGAAATATCAAACATTTACCGCCTCCTTCAAAGAAACTACTTTGTCGTGTCTACCATATAAAACAGGCTCTTCAACTGGCTCCGGAGGCGTTGCTTCTGATTTTTTGGCTACCGTTAAAGCACCGTCTTTAACAGACAGAACAAGTGGATCATCTAATCTATGATAACCGTAAAGTTTTTCTTCATCAGGAACATTTGTGTCTAGAAGAGTTGAGTTATACGCCACCTCTACTTTTATTCCACGAGCAATAGCTGCTGAAATCCAGAACTCCGTACAAGCTCTGCCAGCTTCTGCCATAACAATATTGGATTTATACGAATAGTCTATTCCGTAAAGATAAAGATGGGTAACTTTGTGGTAAATAGCAAAAGCTACAGCGTAAGGAACTGTGTTGTTAAAGTAACACAATCCCGTATCTTTGACGACCTCTTCAAGAGGGTATTTTACCGCACCAGGTACACGGCCATCTAAAGTACACGTATATATGGGACCTTCGTGTTTACCCAACGCTTTTCGCATAGCCTCTGTTTGTGGTCCGGCATTTTCTGTATCAAGAAAGCGTGACGCGGGGTCCATCATAAAAACACGATCATGTTTTATTGGAACCATCATAGAATTAATAGCCCACACCTCGTCAAAATACTTCCCGTTTGCAACAGACGAAGTAAAAGTCCCTTGGGTGCTTCCAAGACCTACAATAGCGACGTGTAGATCTTCACTTGTCATTGAGGGGGCCTTCGAATATTGTCGTATCTATACTGATCGCTATTATTTTTACCTTCTCCTAAATTCTTCATCGTTTGAAGAGCTTCCATATATCTTTGGTTGTATAATTGAAGAAGATCAGGCTCTCCCTTCATAAAAGTGTACGCCTCAACAAGACTTGCGTACATGAGGGCCAACTCAGCATTTGTGCCTAACCAACTTGTGCCATCGTCAGAAGCTGTTATTGACTGAGGACGGTAGAAGTAATGAAGCTCCATTGTATAATTGGCGTCTGGAGTTGGGCTAAGAACAAAAGTTGTTTCGTCCCAATCTCCATAATATTTTGGAGCACCTGTTGTGCTGGGATTGGGAGTATAGTCTTGAATAAAGCTGACATGCTTATATAGAAGAAACTCATTTTCTGAACTATTCACCACACTCAATGAGAAGGGGGCTAGAAAATCTGTTGGTTTTGTGAGGTACTTAGAGGACTGTGAGGCTGAACCAGTTACATTCTTACGGAAATCATCTAACTCAACTTCTTTTAAAATGCGCTCTTCAGCGTTTATGATAAATCTAGAAAGATTATTAGTGAATGTTGTTTCTGTGTTTTGGGTGTAGTCTTGAATTGCGCTTTTTAAAGTTGTGAATGTAAAAGCCATATTATGCGTCCACCGTCACAGGTCCAGCAGAAGCATATGCACCTCCGCCTATTGTATCCCCAGAAGTAGCCGTGCCACTTGCTGCTGTAAAAGTATATGTATCATCCGTAACTTTAGTTATCGTATAACCAGCAGACTGCTCTATCGTGCTTGCTGTAAAGCCATCAAAAGGAGCAATATCTCGGTAACGAACGGTATCCCCAGTAGCTCTGCCATGTCCAGGCTCCGTAACTGTAATAATTGCAGAACCCGAATTACTCGACCTAAATGCATCTTTTTTAAGCAACACTTCAACAGCAGGTTCTACTCTAGCCGTAGAAGCATACCTTAATGCCTCTACGTCTGCTATATGTTTTGCAGGAGTTAGTTGAGGTTGTTTCTCTTCATACTCTGAAGTATGTACTCGAAACCCGTTCCATTCAATTCGCATTTCTGTGTACGGAAAAGCAGCACCACTGCGATCTGAAATAAATTTTGCATATTTTCCAGCAGCATACGCCATTAAGTAACCCTCGTATAAGAAGCGGAAGGAACCATGCTATATGCAACTTTCTCTCGATCTTCTGAAAGAGCAATCGCAAGTTCCTCATCATACACTGCTTTCAAAATAGGCACTAATTGTTGCACTCGTTTCATTGCTATGTAATAAGCTAGTCCTGAAACCAAGCAAGGAAGAAATCTAAACGGAATATCCGCATTATTCACTGCCGTATCTATATCCTGTATACGAACAAACCTATTGTAAATAAGTTGATCAGTAGAGTTTTCTGGAACTTGCCAAATAGTAATAGTAGGGGTGATTTGCCTATCAAAGAAATATTGGCTTGCTCTTCCTTGGGTAGTTTTATTTGGGATATGTAAATATTCTGCTCTTCCAATTGGCGAAATTTGCTGGTCAACGCTATCTCGTCGAATAACAACAGAAAGTAAATCTACCGTAGACTGTACATCGGTGAGGCTCGGGTCAGCTGAAATAGTAGTACTCGCTGCACTGCTAGAACCTGTGATAGTTTCTCCTGCAGTAAATGCCCCTGATGGAACGGTTACTGTTATCGTTGTTGAGCTAGGCTTAGTTATAATAGAAGCAGTTGTGCCACTTGTCCCACCAGTAATTGTCTCTCCTACAGATAAATTTGTAGAGGCACCTACTGTGGCCGTAATAGTGCCAGCAGGGTATGTCCCTACTGCAGAGGAAGTAGACAATTGTGCAAGGGTTTGAGTGACTTGTTCAACCTTCCATAAATGCACACCCTTATTTGCCCAATCCGCAAATAATAAATTTAAAGAGCGCCTAGCTGTTCTAGAATCATATCCCGTTCTTAATTCAAGACCGCACCGCTCAAATGCTTCCTCTACAAGGTCTGCGGCGTTAAGGTTGAAGTCTGAGGAGCCAGAAGTTGCCATTTATGTTAACCGTGTTTTGTAAGTATTGAATGTATCCCCTGTTGCAACAACTTTAGTTTTGGGGAGCGGTCGTTTTTGAGCATCTGCTGTTACAACAATAATATCCGCATGAACAGGACCACCTTTATCATACTTTGAAACATATCGCTTCTTTTTAGAAGGATGAGCTAATCGAGTTGTTTTACTCATGGATTAAAATTCCTTAATGCACTCTATAGTTATGACATAAACATCTCCATTGCCATGTCCAGTTGTTGTAAAGAGTACATCTCCCGTTTTACCACTTCCAGAATAATTTCGTAAACCATCAAAAGTAGAGAAATCTATATAGCCTGTATCGTCTGTTTTACAATCCCAAGCTGCAACATTACTCGTTGCATCCCAAAGAATTCGAACAGACATACCTACTGTACGCCACCAAACTTTAGTGATCCGCACTCCAGAACAAGATAACCCATGATTAGTTTTAGCTAATCCAGAAACGTCTATTTTATTAACTGCAGATTCGCCCGTTCCATCACTTGTATTTGTAAATTGAGCGGTATAAAATCGACTTCCGTCCTCAATAACTGTTGTAGCTACAGCATCTGCCATAGAAACCTCCTTTTAAAAGAAAAAGAGAGCTAACCCCAATTCCTCTATGCAATCTGCACATATTCAATAATAAAGGTGAACGAACCCGCTGTGGTAGCATCTACTGTATTGGTGATATTGCAGTAAATCGTTCTTTCTGCGGAAGTATACTGCACGGAGGCGGGAGCCGTTGTTGTACTTTCAGTCTGTGTGACCAGAGAAGGCAACGTCACGTTGCCAACTACAACAGTCGTGCCACCATCCAAGATCTGATCCGTGACTGCCGCGACAATCTGTGCGCCAGAACTCGATGTTCCAACCTCGTAACCAATATCGCCCGATCCAATTATAGGAGCCGTAGCGCAAAAAATCTTGATATTGGTTATGATGGTATTGGCGGGTTGAGTAAACTCACCAATAGCAGGGCTGTCGCCAGCCGTGGTGTTTACTGTAACACCTGTCGCGTAACCAACGTGCTTGATGTACTTGTTGGTGAAAACACCCGTAGACGCCTG